ATGAATCATCAAGAGATAATTGTAATATCTTTATTTCTTTCATAGCATCATAATTCAATTCTTGAATTCCTCTTTTTGCATGAAATAAAATTTTATATCGAGGAAGGTTGTTTACTAATTCATTATTCCCTTGATACATTAACATAAAATTGTTAACTATATCATCGAGGGATACAAATTGATAGGATCCCCAATTTTGACTTGTAGGAGTTCCTCCTGCATTTTGATAATATTGATAATCGGTTAAATATGCCATAATTTATATTTGTATTTCATTGTCTTCTACTATTTCTTGTTTACCAAACTGATATACATCCCCTTCTCTAATCTCAATTCCTACATATTGACAGATTTTAGCCACCAACCCTGGCTCATCAGACAGAGGTAGCTCAAAATCTTGATAATCTGCTTGATTTGAGTCAAACTCAGGGCTCCCTGTTCCTGCTCCTACGGTTTGATAGGTCCATTTAGGAGGAAGCGGATATCTAATATAATCGGTAATAACAGATCCTGCACTAATTATAGTGGTAGGATACACACTCACTGTGTTTCCTAATTGGCCTTGAGAACTGTCCGTAGTCGCCCCACTTACAGCGCTTGTGGCTCCTCCCAATACATATGCCGGATAAGTGGTGGTGGGTGCTGTTATTGAAGAATTTTCTAAATAAAATATTTTATTTTGATTTACCCTTTCCACCTCTACAATACCTACAGTAGTATAAATAGAATATGTGTCACCTCCCACTCCACCAATAGGGAATATGTTTGTGCTTAAGGTTAATTGTGTCTCACTATCTATACTCACTACATAGGCGCTAAACCCTGCATAATCGCTAGTACTGGTGGTATTGGTTATTATTTGACCTACCTGAACTACCGCGGATGTAATAAAAGTTGCGGCAGAATCTGTAACCCTATTAGCCACACCTGCGCCAGTTGTCGATCCGCTATCTATAAAATTAGGATAATAATTTATTTTGTTAATAAAATAATAATCACTAGGTAAATTAAACATGTTATTAGCTTGTTTAATCAATCCTTTAGTGCTTGAAAAACTATCTATTACCTCTATTAAACTTTTAACTATATCAGCGTATCCTGTTCCAGACATGCGTTGATTTTGTTTGTTTACCCAATTATTATATTGATAAAAATAATCCTCAAATAAATCCATTTGAGCTTGTTGCGCATATAGATTAAAATCTTGGGGAGAGATATATCCATAGTTGTTTTTATTAGCTATTGCTTGTACCGTATTTCTAACTGAATTAATCATTCTAGTTGTTTTTACAAATATAAGCAAAAAAAAGAGGGTAATTTTTTTTACCCTCTTAGTCTAAACTGTTATTAGTTTAATTACGCGTTAACAATACTTGTAACTGCTTTTGGAGACACTATTTCATAATAGGGATTTGTCCAAGAAGTAGTTAAGGCATTTTCAACTCCATTTTTAATCTCAACATAAACATCTGATGCAACCTGAGCTGCAGTAGTTACTGTAGTTGTAGTTCCATCAACATAGTCGATAGTAACAGTAGTTGCTGTCGCAGAAGCTGTTCCAATGTTTTTGATTCCATTAACACTAATTAATTGTCCTGTGTTTGGGGCGTTTGATACATAAAGAAATTTTACCATTTTTCAAAAAATTTATGAGTTATATGAGAATATTCTCATCACAAAGATAAGAATTTTATTTACTCTTTTTTAAGCGATCTTTTAAAATCTTATATACAGCTACCCCTTCATCACTTTTAAAAAATGAAGCCACTATCCAATTAGGATCTTCTCCAAAAGGTACAGATAATAGTCGTTTTTTATTATCAGGAAGATTATAATAAACTTCTTTATCAGCATTCTTTTTGCTTAAAAATCCAGCCTTAAAAATTCGGTGAACGTCATCTTGAAGTTCTAACATCGGATCGTTAATGGTGTTAATAAAATCTTCAGGATTATTTTTAGAATATATTAATAAGTCCCTTTTTAATTCAGGGATAGTCATGTTATCCACCCCTTGTCCTAATAACACCCTACATACTTGAATCATTTTAGGGGTGTTAGAAGAGAGGTCTTTAGCTATTATTTGAGCTTCTAAAACATTTTGTGCAATCTCAAGTTCTCCAAGTGCATCTTTTTCTTTATTTACTTCTACAAAAATAGGTCCGTTTCCAGGGTGGTAATGTAAAAATTGTTGTAAAACTTGATTTTGCTTTTGAACTTGAAGCATTCCATCTTCAAAAACAATAGGCTCTAATATTGCATTTCCATCTTGCTCATCTTCAAATGGGCTTTTTTGGTTTCTTGAATATCTCATAGGTCTATTAACACCTTGTTCTTCATCAAAATATAATAATGGCGATCTTGATGAGTGCCTAGATGATAACATATAAGATAAGGGAGTTTTGTTGCCACTAAGTTTATAAACTTTATTGACAAAAGTTGATTTTTTTTTCATTGTATTTAATTTAATTTAATTTGATTTAAAAAAGTAAATCTTACCCCCACCAAGGTGAGGGTAACACTTACATAATATTACTAGTCTTGGAATAAGAAGAAGTTGTTTGCACCTAAAGTACATACAGCTCTCTCACTCAAGAAGTTCACTTCCATCTTGTCGATATTAGATGTTCTTGCACCACCAGCTGAGCCAGTTATCCAAGTTTTGTATCTTCTATCTTCAGTTTCAGAAGCTCTATATCTCACGTGTAAGAATGGTCTTTTAGCATTCTTTCCTAAGATTTGATCGTATACTGTAGTTGAGCCAGCTGGAACTAAAAGTCCATTAACTGCTCCACCAACAATACCACCTCTCATAGTAGGATCGTTTAAATATTTCCAGTCAGACTTATAAAAGTCATAACCTCTTCTGAATCCTGTAAAACCAAGATTTAAAGCCATTTCTTTATCATTATCAAATAAACCATATGATGTGCCTCCTGCTCCATAAGAGTTTTGAGCCGCTAACATATCATCTATATCAAATGAGAAATTTCTATTTACGAAAATAACATTTTCTTCAATAGCACCTTGTTTATCAAGTCTTTGGATAACGCTGTCAAATTGAGCTAAAGTTGTTGGATTTCCTCCACCAAATACATTACCTCTATTGTTAACCACATAAAAAATTCCTTCAGAACCTGATTTTCCTGCAACTGATGCTCCTGCTGCTGTGCCTTGTAAGTAATCACCCGCACCTGAAGCTGGATTAACAGCATCACCCGCTGGTTCTGCTTCAATCATTGCTGTTTCTAAATAGTCTTCAAATCTTAGCCTTGTTTCATGCTCAGATTTTAAATACCATAAGTATCCAGTTGCTCCATTTTCAGTAGTAACTTCTATCCATCCAATTTGTGCCATATCAGAACCTGATACTTCATAAGTATCTTTGATAATAATAGGCTTATTTTCAAAAATGAAATCGTCTGCTTCGTTAGAACCAACCATTCCAGCTGTTCCTTTAGCAAATTCAGAACCGTAAATAAAACAATCTACTGATCCTGAAGTAAACGCAGGCAACCCTGCTCCATCATATGCTGCTACAGTAAATGTTCTAGCCGCTGCACCTGTTCCTGTTGGTGCTATAGTTATAATTCCTTTAGCAGAAATTGTAGATCCTGCTACTGAACTTGAAAGCATAACCGTTTGACCCGCTCTTAATGCAGCTAAATTTGGTGCTGCTAAAGCCGGATCAAAGTCTACTGCTGGAATAATAAAGATGTGATCTGCATTTCCTACAGTAGCCCCTGCAAATGTAAGGCCTGTATACTTATTGTGTAACCTTCCTTGTTCTGCCCATTTAATAAGGTCAGAGTTTGAAGGCATTTCAGCGCCTACCATTCGTAAGAATGATGCTACTGTTCTATTCCCATATCTTTCGAATTCTTTTTCGTAAGTGTCAGGAAGATATTGCTGTAACCAGGTAAAATCAGCCGAAGCTAGATAATTAGTGGATACAGGTACCTGTTGTGAACTGGGTTGTAAATCATACCCAGGAATCGCTTGTACTGCCATAATAATTTAAATTTTAATTTGTTAAACTTTTTTAATACTTCTAATTTTAAGTCCTCTTCCGCTATCGGTATTTCCTACGGCCCTTATCTTCATACCATCTTTAGAGACAGTTTGTTGTGCGGCTTGTCTAATGTCCATGTTTATGTTTTTAGATTTCCTAGAAACATTATCCACGGTTGCAGACACTCCTTGGTCGTAAAAAAATTGAGCAAATTTATCAGGGTTCATAGCTGCTGCTAATGAACGATGATAACCCACTGCGTCTTCCATTAAGCCCGTTTCTTTGTTCGTGTATTTGTTAATCCAATTATTAACATCTCCTTGAACATTTTTAAGCTCTTCGTTAGTCCCAGGTTTAAAAGTTATATTATTATCGCCTACAGTAAATTCAAAACCTTTGAATTCATTGTTAAAAACCTCATTGGTTTTATTTAAGAAATAATCATATCTCTTTTGAGTTCGCTCTTCAATAGATTTAGATTCCTCAAGATAACTTTTATAAGCATTTAAATTTTCTTGTTGATCGGTAGATAACTGATCCCTACTTGACTCAAGAGGCACTTTATATTTATCTTTCTGCTCATTCAAAAACTTTTTCGCTTTCGCAAGTTCTCGTTTTTTAGCTAATTTTTTTTTCTTAATATCTTTTGGTTCATCCAGTTCTTCATCAAAACTAAATTTATCCTCCATGATATCTTGAATATCTATAGCATCTAACCCTTCTTCGGTGACACTATAATAATTAGCTAGTACAGAGTCATCTTCCATAGAATCAAAGTCTTTTTGTAAATCATAAAAGTCTTCAATTCCACGTCCGGTTTCTCTTTTGTACTCTAAATACGCTGACACATCTTCAGGTAATTCTTTATTTGCCTCTTTTTCCGCA